AGAGAATTCGTGTGCCAGTGTGCAAAGTGTCCACTCATCCCCCTTAAGGGGGTTTTTTATTGCTATACTTACAGTATACCAATCAAAGACACCTTATGAGAAAACTTGAAAAGCAAATGAACTTCGCTATTTCAAATAAAGGTAACTGGGCAGGATCTAACACCACAGTTACATATAACGAGTCAACCAATTGCAGTCAAGTTCTTCTACACGGGCACCAGATTTGTACCTTCGATCATAACACTCAAGCAGTCAAATTGTCATCCTGTGGATATGAAACAGTAACGACAAAATCCCGCTTAAATGCTATTTTGGAAGAGGTAAAATACGGTGCTAAAGTGTTTCAAAAGAACTGGAATTGGTTCGTTTCATTTAACAATCAAACCGTTGATTTCGTAGATGGAATGATACTCTTCAACTCATATTCCCTAGAGGTTGCTTAACACTAAGCACCTCTTTTTTCTGTCCTTAATTATTACAAACTCATGCGTACACTAACTACAAACGAATACAGAGAAGTTTGCAAGTCTTACAAACAATTTGGTTCGTATCATTATGATCAAATGTTTATAGGTTATGACGACAGATCTGTCTCATATCTTTATAATCAGGATTACTATAATCGTCATACTAAGTGATACTATATGCCCCCTATTCTATCCACCATTTCTATTAGTTTATTTTCGTTAATTATGCCACTATTACACATTGAACACCTAGAAGATACAGTGCTTAATGGTAACTTATCGGCACTCGAATTACTGGAGAATTCTAGTAACTTAACAGCGAAGATTGATGGTTCTCCAAGTATAGTTTGGGGCACAGATCCTCTTGACAATATGTTCTTTGTAGGCACTAAATCTGTCTTCAATAAAAAGTTAATTAAGAGGTGCAAATCGTATGGAGATGTTAACAAGTATTATAAGGGAGAATTGGCAGACATATTAACAAGTTGTTTTCGTTATCTTCCAAACGATGGTAACATATATCAGGGAGACTTCATCGGGTTCGGTGGACTTAGTGAGTACAATCCTAACACGATAACTTATACTTTTGATGATGTAATTCGTGAGGACATAATAATAGCACCGCATACAATATACACGGGTAATAGTAAAGATATGCGTGAACACAAAGTATTACCTATAGGACGTAATCTCAGAAACACTAATAACGTGCGGTTCGTACATTCTGAGGTGACTAACAACAATTGCATGGAAGATCTTTCGTTTATTATTAACTTTGCTAGGACAATCGCAGGTGCAGTAGAGTTCATCGAAGACGAGAAGAATGTCGCTGCTATGAAGAAAGAATTAAATGCATATATTCGTACTGATAGAGAAATAGTGGCAGAAGAGTTTGATAACACTTCGTTAGTAAGATTCTACCAGTTAGTGATAAGAATTAAGGAACAATTCATGGACAATTGTAATACAAACTCTTCTGAGATGAAAGCATCACTTAATGGCGAAGATTACGAGGGCGAAGGTTATGTTTTATCAGACAAATTACAAACAATTAAACTCATTAACCGTAGGGAGTTTAGTTATAACAATTTCATACGTAATTCATAGTACTATGTAATAACGAACGATTCGTAATTACCAGTCGTTCGTTAACATCGCAGTTATTATGATTAGGGGGCGTTCGTTTATAAAATCGACGTACTACCCTAACCTACAAAGTGTTACGGAAGAGAGATATAAATTCCGATCAAAGTCAAAATTTTTCCCGTACTATATAATCTGAAAAAGGTTGATATGTATCCTGCTATGCAAAAAAAATTCGGGCATGAAAAAACCACCATAGAGATTGACACAATTAGTGGAGAGTATTATACTGTTATACCTGAGTGGGTAATGCATGATCAGGACTGGTTCGAAGGAACTACTTTAAAATTCGCAATTGATTTAGATGACGTTATTATCACAGAAGAAACAGATGAGTAAGTCTTACCATATCTACTTACAACAAGAATGTTTGTTTAAGGATTTGTCAGAGTGGGAGTTTAATATTATATGGAGAAGGATATACAAATCATACTTTACAGAAGACTTAACGTATACGGAGATATCGCAAGAACCGAACGAGAGATATATCGAAAGTTCTTATTGACAAATGCTATATAAACTGATATAATTGGATTGATGAAATCTACAAGTTATGGCAAAAGGATTTACAGTAAAAGCAAAAACACCAGTAGCAGCAAAAGCAAAGCAAACCCCTGAATGGGACTTTGATAAAGCAAGAGAGATGATCAAGGGTAAAAGCATAGTCTTTTGCTTACCTGGTAGAGGAGTATCATACACTTACTTAAAGAACTTTGTACAACTATGCTTTGACATAGTGCAGAATGGTGGACAGATACAGATATCACAAGACTATTCATCAATGGTAAACTTTGCCCGTTGTAAGTGTTTGGGTGCAAATGTTCTTCGAGGACCTGATCAGTTACCTTGGGATGGTAAGTTAAAGTATGATTATCAGTTATGGATTGACTCTGATATTGTTTTTAACACAGAAGCATTCTATAAGCTTATACTCTTAGATCAGGATATTGCTTCTGGTTGGTATTGTACAGAGGATGGACAGACTAGTTCTGTTGCACATTGGATGGAAGAGGATGACTTCCGTAAGAATGGTGGAGTCATGAATCATGAAACCTTGGAAACGATGTCTAAGCGTAAGAAACCATTTACAGTTGATTATGCTGGTTTCGGTTGGTTGCTAATCAAGCATGGTGTGTGGGAGCATTCTGAAATGAAGTATCCTTGGTTTGCACCGAAGATGCAGGTGTTCGAATCAGGCGAAGTGCAAGACATGTGCGGAGAGGACGTTTCTTTCTGTCTGGATGCAATCGAAGCAGGATTTGAAATATGGTGTGATCCTCGTGTAAGGGTTGGACATGAAAAAACACGAGTTATATAGAATCATCATCGATGGGAAGGAAGTATTCGATGCTTTAGGGCAAGGAGAATACTTCGAGAGAATGGAGGACTTGGCACTAGAGTTTTATCAGACAGGTACTCCACATCCCGATAGTATTGTCACTGAAACTTATTTGGAGGAAAACTAATGGCAACAACGACAAAAGGGTTAACCGTTGAGAAGGTGGTTAACTACGTTAAATCAAAATGGCAGGTGTTTGGAGCAGCAACGTTGCTCGTATTCATACTGCAACTCTTGGCAACTAAGATACTAATAGCAGTTCTATTAGGACTTGTAGTAGCAGGGTTATTACCTTCAGACACCGTAAAGAAGGTAACTAAGAAAGTAACATCAACAAAGGAGTAACATGGCAAAGTCAACAACTGGTGCATGGGGAACAGAAGAACTTGAATCAACCCCGAAAAAAACTCGTCAAGGAAGGGGCAAGCATACGAAATATGCCGCAACCTCCCGTAACTCGGCTCGTAAAAGGTACAGAGGACAAGGAAGATAAATGAGTCAACTAGTCATCAACCTCCCTGCTATTAAAGTATGGGTACGGAAAGAGTATCTAAGGGATTTAAAAGATGGTTATGGTGAGTTCGTAGAGGGCGTTTGGGTATCGGTTAAATCGTTACCTGGACGTGCTTTTTATTTTGAGACTTACTTACCTGAGTATGGTGCACTCTTCGACAAGCTACCTATCTCTGCGTTTGTTGCCGATCCAGAACTACCGAAACCAGACTTAGATCTACCTAACCTACAGTTTTGGAACTGTATGGATTATGGGGTACGTTGCGTCGAAAAGCAATTCATTGGTTCAATGGACTTTGAGATACTTACAAGGAACCATGACGTACAGAAGGGACAGTATCTATTCACTTTAGACAACTATCATCCTGATACAGACATTACTAATACCAATGTAAGTGAGGTTCCTGATGAGCATAAGTCTCATAACTGTATTGAACTAGAAAATGGACAATATGCACTCTATCCTAACAATAGAATGAGAGTATATGACTTGTCATTAACTCCAGATGAACCAAAGAAACCCGACTTTAAGGTGTCTACACAGTATTTTCAGGTAGAAAATGGTATAAAATGGGGTAGATTGGGCGATACGGACGAATATTTCTGGAAAACTAAAGGAGAAATTAAATAATCAAGATATTGTGTCTAAATAAAACATAATACCTACTGTCATAAATGGCAATAACACGGATCTCTAGGGGATTTAAGGATATTAGTCTATCTTTTACACCCCATCCTGTTACTAAAGACTTACCAATATTGAAGAACGGTAATGCAATTTCACGTTCGGTTAGGAATCTAGTGCAAACTATTCCTACTGAACGTTTTTTTAATTCATTATTAGGTTCTGAGGTACGTTCTAGTCTATTTGAGAACTTTGTTGACTTTGGTACTGCAGCAGTTATAGAGGATCAGATCCTAACTACGATTGAAAACTTTGAACCTAGAGTTGAAAATGTTGATGTACAAGTAGATCCAGAACCTGATGATAATAGCTTTTCTGTAAATGTACGTTTTGATGTAGTAGGACAACAACTACCTTCCCAAGAATTTACCTTCTTATTAGAGGCAACGAGATAATATGCCAATTACTAAATTTACCAATCTTGATTTCGATCAAATAAAGACACAGATTAAGGATTACTTACGTGCGAACTCATCCTTTACGGACTTTGACTTTGAAGGTAGTAATTTTTCCGTTCTGATTGATACGTTAGCATATAATACTTACATTACAGCATTCAACTCAAACATGACTGTAAACGAATCCTTCTTGGATTCTGCTACTTTGAGGGAGAATGTAGTATCACTTGCACGTAATATAGGTTATGTACCACGCTCTCGTGCTGCTGCAAAGGCAGAGATCTCATTTAGTGTACAAATTAACGATATATTAACTTCAACGCTAGATTTAGAGGCAGGACTAGTCTGTGTAGGTAATACAAATGACACGAATTACATATTTTCAGTTCCTGAAAGGGTAGTAGCAGTCGTTGATGCAAATCAAACTGCGACTTTTAACAATATTACAGTTTTCCAAGGTTCATATCTTCAAAAATCATTCGTTGTAGACGGATCTTTGGATCAAAGATTCATTTTAGACAACCCATATATCGATTCTTCAACAATTGTAGTCAGAATTAGGGATTCTGTTAACGATATTTCAGAAGGAAGGGAATATATGGTAGCAGATAACATTTTAAACGTCGATAATACCTCTGAAATCTATCTTTTACAAGAAGTTCAGGATGAAAAGTACGAATTACTCTTTGGAGATGGATTTTTTGGTAAAAAACTTGAAAATGGTAACGTAGTTGATGTATCATACATCATTACAGACGGAAAAGATGGAAATGGAGCATCAAATTTCACATTTTCTGGAAGATTTAGAGATGATCAAGGAAAAGTAGAGGTTCCAACCAACTCTATTACTATTACAACCAATCAAAATGCAATAAATGGTGCTGATATTGAAAGTCTTGATTCAATTAAGTATTTTGCACCTAGAATTTATGCTTCTCAACATCGTGCAGTGACTGCTCGTGACTATGAAGCAATAATTCAGAACATTTATCCTAATACAGAGTCTGTTTCTGTTGTTGGTGGTGAAGAATTGGATCCTCCACAGTTTGGAAACGTATTAATTAGTATAAAACCTAAAAATGGTGACTATATTTCCGATTTTGATAGAACTAATATCCTCTCAAAATTAAAACAGTATTCACTTTCTGGTATAAATCAACAAATCATTGATTTGAAGGTACTTTTTGTAGAAATTGACTCTGCAGTTTACTATAATACGTCTCAAGTAACAAATGTTAATGATTTAAAGAGTCGAATTAGTAATACTTTGACTACATTTAAAGGATCTAACATTAATAAATTTGGTGGAAGGTTTAAATATAGTAAAATTTGCCAAACAATTGATAATGTTGATGATGCAGTAACATCAAACATTACTAGAGTTATTATTAGAAGGAATTTAAAGTCACTTCTTAACCAGACTGCACAGTATGAATTATGTTTTGGTAATAAATTCCATATTAATCCTGCAGGATTTAATATTAAGAGTACTGGATTTAAAGTTGCTGGAAGTGATGACATACATTATTTCACTGATGTACCTAAAACAGATACTACTGGTACTATTTCGATAGTAAAAGATTCTTCAGAAGATGGTAGTTATGCTGTATATGTCAAATCTGCTGGTACAGTTGATTATGCTAAAGGTGAAGTTATCATTAATAGTGTAACAATTACATCTACTGTACAACCAAATAATATTATAGAAGTACAGGCAGTTCCTGAATCTAATGATATCATTGGATTAACTGATCTTTATCTTGATTTTTCCGTTTCAAATAGTACGATAAATATGATTAAAGATACCATTACTTCAGGTGAACAGATATCTGGTATTGGATATAAGACTACATCAAGCTACCTAAACGGAGAACTAAAGAGAATATAAGATGATACAAACTGGGTTCGAAAAGAGAGTAACTGTTCAGCAGGTTATAGAAAATCAATTACCTGAATTTGTGCTCTCTGAAAGTCCAAAGACTGTCGATTTTCTAAAGCAATATTACATATCACAGGAACATCAAGGTGGTGCTTCTGATATAGCAGTTAATTTAGATCAATATTTAAAGTTAGATAACCTCACTCCAGAGGTAATTTCTGGCGAAACTACCCTATATTCTAATATTGATACTTCAGATACTACTGTTCAAGTATATTCTACTAAAGGATTTCCTAATGAGTATGGTTTATTTAAGATTGACAATGAAGTTTTTACATATACTGGACTAACAACTAATACATTTACTGGAGTAGTACGTGGATTTAGTGGAATTACAAGTTATAGAACCGATTTAAACGCAGAAGAACTTCTTTTTAGTGATACAAATGCTGGAAGTCATACTGCTGCTACTAAAGTACAGAACCTAAGTGCTCTATTTTTAAAAGATTTTTATAGAAAATTAAAAGTTACCCTTACACCAGGACTTGAAGATGTAGATTTTCAACCAAATCTTGATGCTAATAACTTTGTTAAGGAAGCAAGAAGTTTATATGAGTCAAAAGGAACCGAAGAATCCTTTAGAATATTATTCAATGCTTTATATGGAGTAAAACCCACTGTTGTTGATTTAGAACAATACCTCCCCAAACCCTCCTCGGCAGAGTTCTTAAGAAGAGAATTATTAGTTGCGGAAAGAATTTCTGGTAATCCTGCTAATTTAGTTGGACAAACTATTAGAAAATCGACAGATAGTGCTACTCAAGGTGCTGTTTCTGAAGTTGAAGTCTTTACTAGATCTGGAATTAGTACATATTATAAGATTGGACTATTTGTTGGATATAGTGATAATGCATTAATTGAAGGTACATTTGAAGTACAACCAAAAACTAAAGTAATTAATCCAGTTGATGTTAATGATTCGATTATTACAGTTGATTCTACTATTGGATTTGGTGCAACTGGAACATTAGTTTCTCGCACTAACATTATTACATACACTAGTAAGAGTGTTAATCAATTCTTAGGTTGTCAAGGTGTAGCTGTTGGTATTGGTACAGGAGATGAAATAAGAACTAACGAAACATTTTTTGGATATGAGAATGGAGATCTAACAAAAAAAGTAGAACTACGTCTTGGTGGTGTTTTATCCAAGTTTGAAATTACTGATGATGTTTTAGATACATCTGAAGAACAAATTTTATATGTGAATCATGTAGGTGAAAAGATAGAATTATCCGAAACTAATTCTACAGATAAAGAAT